GTGAGCAACCCGATAGGGCGACTCTGCGACACCGGCGCGAAACACGGGGCGGACGTGACAATCCGCCCCACCGGACGCTGGCTGTCATGCATCTTCGAATGCCCGCAGTGCGGGCGCACACTGGCCGAACTGCATGTGAACGAAAACGGTCGCATCATGTTCGACCACCTGACTAGAATAAGAACCACGCGCAGCGTCACACTGGCCTGCGACATCATCGGACGAACCCTAGGAAAGGAGCACGAATGCGCGACCTGTACACCACCATCGCCTACGGAATCATCGCCATCACACTGACCGCCATGCTCGTATTCGCATGGTATTCCGACTACGCGAACACGCCAGTGCATTACACGACCATCCAAACAGTGGACGAAGGCGGCTACGAGCACGACTGCCTCGTAGCGACCTACAAGAAGGACATGACGATTGACTGCATCCATCCAAACGCTTGAAAACCAAGCCCGCGCCATTCAGGAATCGCTCGGACGGCAGCTCGCCGCGCTGCCCGACGATTACGACAATCCGAAAACGCTGAAGGCGCGAATGGACCTGCGCAGGGCGTATAATGCTGCTACGGACATTGTGGAACTCACGATGCGGTTAAGATTGGAAAGACTGGTATGAACTTCAAACGATACGGCAATCAGCGAATCCGACTAGTGGAAGGAACAGACACGAATGCGACCGGTACCGGAATGGGAGGCTCTGAAGGCACGACTGGAAGCCCAGCGGCCACGACACAGCAGGAGCCGACAATCACCCAAGCCCAGCTCGACGCCATCATCAGCCGAAAGCTCGCCAAGGAACGCGAAAAGCTCGAAGCAGCCCAGAAAGCAGCCGAAGACGCCCGAAAATTAGCCGAAGAGACCGAAGCGCGCGTCAAGGAGGCGAAGGAGAAGGGCATCAGCCTTGGCCTGTTGCAGGCGAAACGCAACTCCATCGCCGAACAGTACGGGCTGAGCGCCGAACTCCTGCCGGAGGACGAAACACGACTCGACGAGTTCGAAAAGCAGCTCGCCGCTAGCATCAACAGCCGCACGCGCGTCACCCCAGTGACCGTCGAACCGGCCACCAAGACGCCTGACTGGATGGGAGCCGCGCATGCGTGATATCCGAATCCTCGGCATGATGATGCGCGACGAAACCGTTCCGGCGACGCTCTCAATCACCGAAGATGACGTGGTGGTGACATCACCACAGGAGTTGGATGAAAACAAGAAGGACAAGCTGGTAAAACGTTTTGCCGAACGCATCCTGCAACTGGGGCTTTCGATGTACGACTGGAAGGAAAAGAATTGACCGACGAACTGAAGCCGCTCGCCACCGTCGAAGACACCGAAGCGTACCTACGTCACAAAGTGCCCGTAGACCTCGTGGACTACGAGGAACGCAAACGCGGAGCCGCCTCCAACGTGCTCCGCATGATGTACCGCAACCAAGGCGACAACTTGGACGAACAGGTCAACGAAGACCCGCTCACCCGCCAAATGGTCGCAGACATCATCGGCGTCAGCGTCGCACAGGACGTGAGCCGCAAGCAATCCATGTCCGACAGCGACACCGATCTGAGCGCGTTCAAAACGTTCACCCAAACGGCGGGCGGCTACAGTTTCACCGGCGAATGGCGAGGTAACACGGACGACGTGTTCTTCACCAGCAACCAACTCAAACAGCTTGGCGTCGGACGAGCCACCATAGCAAGGTTCCAACTGTGATGCACTACGGACTCAAAACCCACGAAATCACCGTCACAACCGGCGACAACGAATACACGTTCCAAGCGCTCGTCACCGTGAACACGACAAGCGAAGACACCGGCACCTACGACAACATGACCAAAGTGGACTCGCTCACCATCCACGTCACCACACCGGCCACGCCACCGGAAATCGTCGGAGGCGAAGTCGAATACCAAGGAAACCCCTACCGCGTCACCTCCATCAAACCGCCCATAGACCCCGAAAACAGGGTCATGTTCAACCCGTTCAAATGGAGCTTCAACGCGAAGCAGGTGCAATACTGATGGCAAGACTCAAAGGCGCGAAAATCATGGTCGCCGCACCGAACGCGGCAACCAACCTCGTCATGCAGTCGGCGGGATTCCAACAGGAGTCCCGCCGCGTCGCATCGCAAATCATGCCGCAATTGCGAATGGACTCGTACAGGGGCAAACCGCCCACCATGACCACATACCGCACGCTCAGCACGTTCAACGGAACGCATCGAGCCGGAACGGAAATCAAATACCATGTGACGCCGCACTCCGGCGACACGCTGAAAGGATTCGGACTGTGAGCAAAGACAACGAAATCGTCGAAGATATCATCAACGGACTGTCCCAACGGCTCAACATGCGCGTATACGACAAGTATCCGACCGTGAAAAACCCCAGCCAGTATCCGCTCATCATCGTCACCCGCCAAAACGCTTCCGATATCACCCCATACATTCGACACTTGGACGTGGCAATCACCGTGGTCACGCGCGACCTCACGGGCGAAACCGACAACACGCTCAGCGCGGAAATCGGCGACGCACTGACCGACTGGTACAGTCAAAGCCTCTGGGACATCATGGGCGCGCCACTGCTCAACACCACCGACGCGCAGCCGACCAAAGACGGACGCACATCCACCGTCTACAACTACCAGATGGAGTATCTGAGTTGAAAACCACACGGGAGTCGGTGGAAGACCTCATGGAAATCCTCTCACCGACAGCCAAAGACATCATCACCGACGAACAGGTACGCCAGGCACAAGCAGCAGCCAGCAGCGGAGACAAGCACATGGCCGGAAAAGTCTTGGGCGACATATGGAAGCAGGTCGCGGAAAAATCCGCAGGACTGGGCCTAGAACGACTCGACTCCGACAGCTTCGGCAAGAAAATCGGATGGCTCCTAAGCCAACAGCATTCCGAAAAAACAGTCAGAGACTTCCTTGCCAAATACAAGCGCGAACTGGCCGTACAGCCCATGCAGGAGGCGACCGCCAATCTGTTCGCCATCGACTCGACAACGGAAGTCGTACGCGAAGCGGTAGGCGAAACATGCTCATGGTGCCTCGAACGATGCGGCATCTGGCACCCCTACGACGCGAACCATTACGGCGTCTGGGTAAGACACGCCGGATGCGACTGCAAAATCTACGTAAGGAACAGCCTCACATGATGACCCCAACCATCAACAACACAGACCAGCAACACCATGAAAGCCCGACGCGACGCACCATCATGAAAACCGAAATGGTACGATGGTATCGAGAACAACGACGCCAAATGGCCGAACAGTTAAGGAGGATTTATGGCCGGGAAGACTGAAGAAGCCCTCTCAAGCCGCATGGAACAGGTCAACGGACTCATCGACAAAGCCTACTCGGACATGGAAGAGTACGCGCGGAAAGCCGAGACGGATGACGATGACCGCGAATACAACATGAGCATGGCCGCGAATGCGCAACGAAACTACGTCAGCTTCATGCAGCTGCTCATGACCATGACCAAGAACTTCGACGAAGCGGTAAAAGTCGATTCGCACAAAAGCCGGACAACCGCCGCCAAAACACCCAAAACCACCTTGCAGAAACTCGTAGCGAAGGAAGCGAAACGCTCATGACACTCACCATCGTGGACGAACAGACCATCTCATTCCCATGGATTGAACTCGTCAAGAACGCATACGCCATGCGCGTGCGCGTCAGCAACTTCAGCGCGGTCGGCAAACGCAGCTTCACCCGCATCCTCGCCAAAGCCGTCGGCGGCGTCAACTCCTACTTCCTCATGCAGGACGGAGACCCGCTTAGCGCCGACTACCTCCCAACGGCAGACCTGCCATTGGAGAAGGTCGCGGCAGTAGGCTTGGACGGTCGCTGCTATGACGAGAACGCGGAGGAAATCGACGAAAACCTCCGCTGTCTCACCCTCAGCCACGCGCCAGTCACCGACCAAGCCGTACTGTTGGCGCAGCGCGCCATGGTCATCGAAGGCCTCATCTCCCAAAACCTCGAACACCTCATGCTGCCCGAGCCGGTCGTGGTAGGCACGTCCCCCGACGTGGTAATCAAAGCCGACCCGAACAAGAATCCATCCAACTGGACGAAATTCGATGCCAACGACGACCATGACACCATCGTAAGGCCGGAAGTCAAACGACTCAGCCAGTGGGACAACGGACAGCTCAAAACCCTCCTGCAAAACACGGCATTGAGCTTCCAAATGGAGACCGGACTCCCACCGCAGGACGCGCAGATTCTCGACACGCTCGGCGCGACCACGCAATCATTGGTGTCGAACCGTGAAAGCTTCGTCAGCCGCATCTACATCATCAAACAGGATTTGAACGCGGTATTCGAACCATTGGGCGTCACATTGGACTACGAGCTGACGTTCCCCCAGACCGCGCAGGACATCGCATCCATCGGCGACGCCTACGGCAAGGGCGCTGACGCCGACATCCTCAAGAAATATCAGGTGGTGTGACATGCTGGTGAAGAATCCAAACTGGAGGGCGAACGTACGCCCCACATCCGACGTGGCAATCATGGCCGCGGAATACGTGAACTGGGGTAGCGGAAACGCAATCCTCCCATTCCAAGTCGAATTCCTCAACAACGCCTTCCAACGCAAGAAGGACGGCACTTGGAAATACAAGCGCGTCGCGTTGAACATGCCGCGACAGAACGGCAAGACCAAAATCCTCACCGCCCCAATCCTCTACTACCTGTTCGTGCTCGGCCTGAACGTGCTCGTCACCGCGCACGAGCAGATTGCGGCCAACAAAATCATGGAGGATTTGAAAGACGCAATCGATTCGAATCCGGAACTGAAAGCCGAAGTCACGCATTTCAGCACCACCATGGGCCGCGAGCGCCTACAGTTGAGGAATGGCGCGTTCGTCCGCTTCCGCTCCCGCAAGAGCGCTTCCGCAGGCATGGGTGGCACGTTCGATTTGGTCATCTTCGACGAGGCGCAGGAGCTTCGTTCCGAATACGAAGCGATGATTTCCAAGACATTGAAGACACGCCGCATGGCGATGATAATCTACACGGGCACCCCGTTCCTCCCCTCGTCCATCGGAGACACGTTCAACACGTTCCTCGACAACGCTGAAAACGATGACATGTCGTATGCGGTACGCTACGGCATCGACGACGAGACGGCGGACATCGAAGACGAGCAGTTGTGGGCGCTCACCAACCCGCTCTACCCCGACGTGATTCCACGCGAAGCGTTCCTCACCGACGTGGCGATAGCCAAACAGGGCGGCGCGGATGGACTCATAGACTTCCGTATCCAAGACTTGGGCCTATGGTGGGCCGACAGCATTCCGCCCGCGATTCCGATGGACTTATGGGACAGCGCATACTCCGACCTGCAGCATGACCGTGATACGCTCGTCTATGCGCTCACATTCGACCCGGCGACCAGTACGCTCGCCCTCAGCGTCGCCGCCAACACGGAAGAGGTGACGGTCGGCTCGCAGCATTACGACAAGTGGGCGTACATCATCGGTGAAATCGTGGACGAACGTCCCACCACCGAATCATGGCAGTGGGTCGTGGACGAGTTGAAGACGCGTCCGCGCAAGACCACGCTGATTCTTGATGCTGGCGGTTTGAACAATCCGATAAGGGATATGCTTCCGCGCGGATTGAACGTCATCCAATTGACCGGAACCGAATTCCTTGCGTCGCAGCAGGGCTTCCTCGACCTGTTGAACGAGGGACGGTTCAAGCATACGAACAATCCGCAGTTGACCGCCGAAGTGCAGAACGCGCAGAAGCTCAAATCCGGTTCGGATGACCAGTGGAAGTTCGCGCCGATACGCAAGACCGAAACCACTGCCGGTTTGAAGGGCGTCAGCATCGCCGCATGGTATCGTGGCGTCAACCGTCCGAAGGAACGCAAGGTCAGGGAGGTGATTGCCTGAAATGGGTAAGGATACGGGACTCTACCACCGCAACCGCACTATCCTCCGCGAACGCACCAAGCGTACTGGAGCGCCCTGCTATTATTGCGGCGAACCGTTCTACTGGGGCCGTAACACGGCGCATCCGCTGGCGTTCACCGCAGACCATGTGATACCGCGCGCTGCTGGCGGAAGCGACAGGATGGACAATCTGGTTCCGGCGCACATGCAGTGCAACCGCGCCAAGTCCGACCATATCGCGAGTCCCGCGACACGCCGAACGCGAACTGCGACGAGAAGGTGGTAGAATGATAACTGTTGCGCAGCAATGTGCAGCTCCTCTCTTGTGATTCTGGTTTGCACGGCACCCCGTTTGACGAAAGTCAGACGGGGTGTTATGCTATGTCTTGGAGATGGTCGGTAGACATTCGAAGCTTCGTTATCATACCAAGCCCGACCGTCTCCCCTAGAATGTACGGACCTGAACCGCCCAGCATGGTCGTTAAACAATGCATGGGCATACCCACTGGGTGACCGTGGGGTTGAGGCGCACACAGCCGGAAACAATCGTGGTAGAGGCCGAGTCGGGGCCGCAATGCAGAAGGCCGACACCATTCCACTACCACGAAAGGCAGTCATGTCCCTAGCGACAATCGAACTGAAGCCGGGCTTCGTAGACCGCAAGCTGATTTCCGACCAGCCTGCAGCCGGAGCCATTGCCAAGATTTCCAACAACACCCCAATCGACCTCATCGGCACGCAGATGCAGACCATTGACTTTTCCGGTGAAATGGGCATCTTCGGCGAAGGAGCCACTGGCGAAACCGAAGACGAAAAGAAGAAGAAGTCCAACGACGCCACCAACGGTGTTGTGACCATCAACCCCATCACCTTCTACATCTCCTACCGTTTCCCGAAGAAGTTCCTCCAACTGTTCGGCGTTGACGGCGCATACAATCCGACTGACGCCACCTTCCGAGCCGGCTCCCCGCAGACCATGCTTCAGAGCATCCTCGCACAGCCGTATCAGGCCGGTATCCTCGACCAGTACCGCACCTATGTGAACCGTGCTATCAGCCGCGCCCTCGACTTCGCCCCCATCTTCGGCATCAACCCGGCCACCAAGGCCGCGTCCACCGTCGCACGCACCAACGGCTACGTGCTCGAACATGCCGGCAACGTCAACTACACTCCGGGCACTGGAGCCGAAGCGGCCACCGCGTTCAAGCAGGCCGTGCGACAGGTCGCCGCACAGGGCGACGCTTCCGCTCAGGGCGTCACCACCTCCTCCTACTTGGCCGCCATCGGCGACGGCCTCACCACCATCGGCACGCCGACCCAGTATGCTTCCGACGTTCCGCTCATCGGCAACATGGTCAACCTCGGCGGCGTCACCCTCGCGGCCTCCAACACCGTGTCCGACACCGTAGCAGCCACCGGCTCCGGCAAGCTGGCCAAGAAGGTGCTCGATGCGGTCATCGGCGACTTCGCCAACCGTTTCGTGTGGGGTGCTATCCCGCTGTCCGGTATCGAAGTGTTCGACTCCGGCAATCCGGACGATTCCGCCGAAGGCGACTTGGGTGCCGTCAACAAGGTGATGCTCCGTACCGAAGTCGCAATCGGCTGGGGCTTCATCGGCGGAACCAGCAAGTTCTACGCCATCACCCACACCACCGCGTGACAACCCTCATGGGCGGCGGCGACGCCGCCCATCCACCATATTTGAAACGTTAAACTACGAAAGGAATTGAGATGGGCGTAAAGCAGTCTTCCGCAAACGTGACATTCTCGAAGCCGGGCGCGAGCGGAAACAAGTCCGGCTACATTTGGGTCGCCCCACTGGGCACCACCATTCCAACCGACGCGACCACCGAACTGGGCACGGCGTTCGTCGGCCTCGGCTACCTGTCCGAAGACGGTCTGACCGAACCCGCATCCCTCACCGCAGGCGATGACATCGTGGCCGCAGGCGGCGATACCGTCGCACAGGCCGACCCGACGTTCTCCAAGACGTGGACGGGCACGTGCATCGAAGCGTTGAACGAAGACCTCCTCAAGGTCGCCTACGGTTCCGCCAACGTGAAGGTCGAACCCGCAACCCCTACGGCGGCTGGTACCATCACCGTCAATGAGCAGGCCGGCGACCTCGAACATCACGTCATCGTCATCGACGAAATGCTGAAGGGCGGTCGCAAGCGTCGTAACGTGATGCCCGATGCGACGTTCCTCATCACCGGCGATATCAGCCACGTGCATACCGCGCTCGTGAACTTCGAGTTCACCATCAACGCGTATCCGACCGCCACCAGTCCGGCACAGACCCAGTACATCACCATCCCAAAAGCCTAATCTCTCCGAGTCGACGCCTTACAGTCACCGTCACCGACAAGACGGTGGCTGAAGGCGGTGCCATGTGGATTCTTGGCAACTGGGGCCAGTCCGAGACTTGGAACCGAAGTTCAGGTGTGAAGATGACGAAGGGTGAGAACGGCGTGTACACCGGCGTTCTCACCCTGCCGAAAGGCACCAAGTTCGACCTGAAGATTCTGAAATCCACTGTTGACGGCACGAGCGGTGGCGACAACGTTTGGAGCGTGGTGTGTTATACTAGCGTTTTGAATTCGGATGGCCGCCACGATTTCGGAGAGTTCGCCGACAATCTGGTTCCGAACGGCGACTTCGAGGAAGGAGCGGTGAAATGGACGCCATCGAGTTGCATCAGTAGTAGCCACCGTCTTACGCTTGCCGACGGTAATTTCAAAGCGACTTCAGACACGTTCGTCATTCCTCCGAACCAAACATTAAAATATGCGACATCTTTCCGCACTTGGGCTACCGATGCGGTGGCTTCAATCAAGATAGAAGACGTCAATACGCGTTCCATCCTGTTCGACGCCTCGGTAGCGCCGCAAGCAGCAGAAAAGTGGATGCCGTTTGCCAAATGGTTCAAGTCAGGAGACGTGCCGGTGACGGCTCGGATTGTCTTGACGAGCAAAGGAGGTTTCGTCTTCGACGATATGTGGCTTGGGGTCGCGACGGTCGCATAGCAAGTACCCCCACATGCCCGCTCTCATTGACCGGCATGTGGGGTATTCTTATATAGACAGACAACGAAAGGAAACCCAATGGCAAAACGCAAGCCAACCATCACCATCGAAGACTTCAACGACGGATGGGCCGACGCCTACGCGAAACTCCTCCGCAACCGCAAATTCCAACAGGCAATCCACTCCGAAGGCGTGGAAGACAGCATGGGCGTCATCTGGCTTGTAGACAAGCTCATGCAAGGCGTCCTGACCGAAACCAAGTACGAACAGCTCATGAACGCATTCGACGATGACATTCTCGACGCATGGGAATACTTGTCGGGAAAATTGCCGACAATTACGGAATCACCGTCGAAAGACTGACCTATGCGATAAACCCCGACAAATGGGATAGCCAAATCTTGGCCGACTTCGCAAGCCAATACGGCAGTCCACGCCAATACACCATATTGGAACGGGCGAAACTCATAGGCACATTCGGCGCGACCGCACGACTGCTCGACATCATCCAACAGTCAACGCTCGCACCCTACTCCGGCAAGGGACGGAAACCAAAAAGCGTACTGCCGGAAAACCGGAAGAACACCAAAAAGGAGGATTACGAACTTGATTCGATGAACACTGAAGACATCAACAAGGCGTTGGGTCTTCACCGAAAGGAACGATAGATGGCAAAGGGCAGCATTGCGACCGCGTGGATACAGGTACTCCCATCATTGGAAGGCTTGCAGTCCGCACTTGTCAAGGCAAGCAAGGGCGCGGTGCTCACCCCCGCCATCCAGCCGAAACTGGCGTCAGGAACAAGCCGCCTCTTCACGTCGAACGGCTTGGGCATGTCCAAACTGTTCTCCGGTTCGTTCAACAAGAACCTCAGCCTGCAAGGAGGCGTGAAAGGCGCGCTAAACAGCGTGTTCGCCTCCTTCACTGCTGGCGGGCAGCGTTCGGCCAACGCTTTCGGAAACAGTTTCGCAAACCTCGACCTCAACAAGTATCTGAACGCCGCCGCCGCAATCGCCGCAGTCGTATCGGTTGGCAAGGCCGTCAAGGGCGTCACGTCCAACATTGTTGAAATGGGCAACCAGTGGGGTCAGACCACCGCCATGCTGAAGAACGCGGTAGGCACCTCTGGAGACTATAAGGATTCTCTTGAAGCGTCGCTGGAATATGCGAACAAGGTCGGTGTCACCACGGACGATTTCATCCAGTCCGCGGCACGACTGCGCACGCTCGCACCGGAAGTCGTAACCAACTACGCGGACGCGGCGAAATTTACGAAACTGCTTGACATGAACATGGTCGGCACTGGCGCATCCACGCAGGAAGCGTCCAGCGCCATGCGTCAGATTACCCAAGCTTTGGGCAAGGGCATCGTCAACGGCGACGAACTGAACTCCATCATGGAGAACGCGCCGCAAATCGCGCGAATGCTCGCCAAGCATCTCAACGTTTCAGTAGGCGAACTGAAACAGTTGGGCAAGGAAGGCGAAATCAGCGGCCAAGACCTGTACGATACTGTACTTGAAAACGCCGCCGCCATCGAAAAGCAGTTCTCCACCATGCCCGTCACGGCAGACCGCGCGTGGAACAGCATCAAGAACACGGTCGGCGTAAGGTCTGCGGAAGCCGCTACCGCATTGTCTGCGAACATCGGCAAGACGCTGACCGCCATCTCCAATTCTGGCATGGTGGATACGTTCGGTGAAATGCTCGCAGGATTCGTACCATTGTCGAACGCCGCATCCACTTTGGCCGCCACGTTCGTCAACCAGCTTGCCCCAGCTGTAAACAAGGCATTCAACGCGCAGCAGGTCGAACAGTTCCTCGCACCGTTGACGAACCTTATCAGCGTGAACTCGCAGAACATCAACCTCCTAACTTCCTTGGGTGACATTCTGAACACGGTAGGTGTCATCGGCACCACCGCATTCTCCCTCATGGTCGCCACGAACGACCGGTTCGCCTCACGCATCCCGTTCATCGGTACCGCACTGGTCGGCGTGAAGAACACGCTCATCAAACTCGGCTCCAGCTTTACCAGCGTATTCGGCGCGGCCATATCCGCATCGTCCACGGCAATCGACAAGCTCGCATCCATGGCCGACGCGATGTCGAAAACATTGTCAGAATCGACGATGGTGCAGAACGCGCTCGGCAAATTCAATGTCGCGTTCGAAGACTTGGGTTCATGCGCGTTCAGCTTCGGACAGAAAGGTGCGGAAGGCTTCGGCCTCGTCGAACAGGCAGCAGTGAACCTGTGGAACGGCGTTGGCAACGTGTCAGACAATGTGAAGCTGCTCCAAAACGGTTTGAACATGATGGGTTCCGACGTTGACGCGCTTCCCGAAACGTTCCTCAAAGCGTTCGAAACCCTCAGCACCGAAGTGGATGTCGCCGCACGGAAGAAGGCTCCGACCCTCGTCCAAGCGTTCCGCGACATTCGCGCCGCCGCCGACACCATCGTAGTGGATTCGAACATCTACCATTCGCTGGACACTGCCGGACAGAGCGCTGACATCTACCGTGACAAGCTCGTGCAGGTGGGACGCGAATTCAAGGAGCTTACCGGCCTCAACATTCCGAACGTGTTCCTCCCATTGGTCGGTTCGGCGGTGTCCGCATCCGACAGCATCATGCAGACGTTCGGCAATCTGAAGGCCGGATTGTCCAACTATGCCGAAAACACCGCACAGCAGTGGGCACCGGTCAAGGAGATTTTCACCGAAATCTTCTCCAGCGCATCCGCAGCGGCCAAGACGAAGATGGAAGTCCTTCGAGCCGACATCGAATCCGGCGTGCTCACCATGGTCGAGAACGTGAAGGGCAAGGCGGCTGAATTCAAGACCGCGTTCAGTGAAATGCTGGACACGACAGGCGTCAGCGCCAACATGTCCAAGCTCGGGTCGGCGGTAAGCAACGGGCTCTCCTCAGTCAAGGGCGGGCTCAGATCGTTCGGGTCGGAAGCGGCGTCCACGTTGTCGATTCCGTTCCGTGGCATTCCGGAAAAGATTTTCGGCTCGTTCAAGGGACAGAATCCGTTCACCCCGTTGACATCCGCCGCGAAGACGGTCGGTGCAGGATTGTCAGCCACGTTGGGTGGCGCAGTAACCCGTCTTATCGGACGGTTCGCCCCGCTGGCATCCGCTGGAAAGGTCGCCTTCTCCGCCATCGGCTCCGCAGCGTTGAAAGTGTCTTCCAGCGCGTTGAAGGGCTTCGGCGCGGCAGTGAGGGGATGCGGTGCGGCAATCGGCAAAATTGGCAGCATCGCCTCTTCCTTGGGCGTGACAGGCGCATTGTTCACCGGCCTGACCACCGGATTTCAGACATTGTTCAAGCTCGACCCGAGCCAGATGACCGGCAAGTTTGAGGAATGGCAGTCGAGTCTTGACAATGCGTTGGAAGGCGTGCAGGCGAAACTGCCCGCCATGGCGAGCGCGTTCGCCGCCGCCCTCCCGCAGATGGTTTCCAGCGTCACCACGGCGCTTCCCGGCATCGCCAACGCGCTCGTGAGCGTGGGGCAGACGCTCGGACCGGCGTTGACCGCAATCCTGCCGCAAATCACGCAGGCGTTCTCCAGCATGTTCGCACAGTTGCCCGCCTTCATTAGCACGTACGGCCAGCCAATGTTGGAAACGTTCGGCACGCTGTTCGCTACGATGGCTGGACAGATTCCGTCGCTCATGACCTCGCTCGGGCAGGCGTTGATAACCGGCATTCAGGTCGCATTCTCCGCAATCGGAGACAATAGCGGTGCAATCGCCGGTTTCATCAGCGGATTCGGCGCATCCTTGGCTTCCGGCATCCAAACGTTGGGTGCCACCGTAGTGGCCGCGCTCCCGTCCATCGGACAGAGCATCGCCACCGCATTACCTACGCTGATTCCAGCGTTGATGTCCGCCATCACCAGCGTGATAACCTCATTGGCCGCAGCACTACCGGGCATCGCCGTCGCCATAATCAACCAGCTGCCCGCCATCATCGGCGGCTTGGTGACCGGCATCATCAACGGACTACCCATGCTGTTGAACGCTTTCGTCAGCGTGGTGACGAGCATCGCCGCGAACTTCCCAAGCATTTTCATGGCCGTCGTGCACGCGATTCCCGCGATTATCGCGAACATCGCACGCGCGTTCGCCGGATTGGGCGGTAGGATTCTCAGCCAAATCGGCGACATTCCAAGCCGCATCATGGGATTGTTCGCTGGAGCAGGCTCGTGGCTGATTAATTCGGGCGCGGCGTTGATGAACGGTTTCAAGGATGGCATTCTGGGCGCGGTCGAAAGCGTGAAAAGCGCGGTGAAGGGCGCGTTGCAGAAGGTTCGAGACTTCTTCCCATTCTCTCCCGCTAAGGTCGGCCCGTTCTCGGGTTCCGGCTACACGTCTGTGTCGGGCGAGCATCTTATGCGCGATTTCGGCAAGGCCATCGGCGCTCAGGGCTCGTTCGTACGCGGTCAGGTCGACGGCGTGCTCGGCTCCTTGGATTTCGACCAGATTGACGCCGCCAACCTTGGCATGGTGTCGTCTCCGCAGCTGAAAGACTATACTGGAATGGTGTCGGCGGAGCAGCGGAACGCTGGCGGCGTCCACATCGACAATGTGGTGGCAAGCCCGTTGAGCGACGTGGAGCTGGTGGCCCGCCGATTCGGATACGCTTTGAACAATGAGATGATTGGAAGTGTCAGACCTTGAGCACGATAACCGTCACCGTGGGTGACGTCACGCTTTACGGCGATGCCGGACACGAGTTCACGTTGGTGTCCATGAGCGGTTTCGACGATTTGCCGTCAGCCAAGACCGAACAGGATTCTTGGGCTAGGGCTGACGGCAACGCCATTCCCGGCACCACATACTATGATGGGCGCACCATCACCGTCAACGGCTACTATGCGACCAGCACGGTCGAGGATACGGACGAGATGATGCGCCGTCTCCGCGGCATGGCCGGACGTTTGGTCACGGTCACCGTGCAGAAGGGCAATGGCGTCGCATTGTCCTGTGACGCGGAACTCAGATCGATGACCGTGGACGAATACCGTTATCGTGGCAAGGCCGCATTCCAGATCGGCCTGCTCGCACCATCCCCCTACCTGTATGGGCCTTTGCGCTCGCAGACGGTCGGCGTGCCTACAGACGGCAAGGGCATTACCGACCCGTTGCTTGACCCGTTGTCGGAAGGTGAGGTCGGTAATCCGGGACGTGTCGCCATCACTGGCAGCGGGTTCGCTCCGACGCATCTTGTCGTGAAAATACGTGGCGGATTGTCGGAAGGCGTGCGCATCCACTGCATCGAAACCGGCGAAGCCATTGAATTCCGCCGTCAAATCAATCCTGACGAGACGATGGTGTTCGACTTCGACGATGAGCGCGTCCTGTTTCAGAACCAGTCGGATTTGAGCATGTTCCTCACCGAAGAGAACTGGTTCCGCCCTTCCGGCGATGCGACGATACAGTTCACCCCGTTGGGCGTGCAGTCGGGCACGCCATCGATGACGGTCGAATGGAAGGAGGCTTGGCGGTGAAAATCTATCTTGCAGACCTGTTGACCGGACGCCGCATCATCCCGTTGCCTCACATGTCGGCGGAATGGGAGATGAAGCTGAACGACACTGACTCGCTGACCGTCAAAGTGCCCATCTATGCTTCGTCCGACGATACGCGCGTCCAATACATTGCGAACGATGCTCGACTGTTGGATTTGAGAAACACTGCGGCCATTGGCAAAACCGTCATGGTCGCCGAGGATGATGGGCTTATGGTCGGTGGTGTGCTCATGCGCCGCGAATATGACGCCGACTCCGGCATTCTCACGCTGGTCGCGTCGGGCATGTGGACGTATTTCGACCATAGGACGATTCTTCCGGCGAAAGCGAAAGGGAAAAGCCTCATCAAGTCGGACGGTTCGCCTGACACGCAATACGACACGTCGTACAGGAATGTCACATGGAATACGGTCGCACGTAATCTCGTCGAACAGGCCGTGAGCTGGCCAAACAGCCACGTACCCGTCGTGTTGGAGGCCGCGGAGGTCGGCAAGTCCGAAGCGAACTATCAGGCCGTAGACCTCAACTATGTGGGCGAAGTGTTGACGAACATCACGAACTATCAGAACGGCTGCGACATTGGATTCTTCCCCACTCGCACGGCTGACGGATTGGGCTACGAGTGGCACATGAAGACCGGCCACCCACTATTGGGTGGCGAGACCCACTATTTCAGCGCGTCAGCAATGCAGCCGGGCATCGCATCCCTGTCCGCCACGGATGATGGCGACAAGCTCGCCTCACTGCAATGGTTCACGTCCGGCAAGTCGGATGACAAGACGCTCGTCGTATCCGCCTACACTGACATTTTGGACAAGGCCGGAGCGCCGATTTGGGAGAGCGTGGATTCCAGCCATTCGACCGTGAAACTGCAAAACACTTTGCAGGCGTATGCGAACGAGGCCGCAGCGGTCTACTGGCAACCCGTGTCGTCCACGGAAGCGAAAGTGCATCGTGGATATTTGCACTCCGTGAACCAGACGCTCGCCAACTATACGGTCGGCGATTATATCAGGTTCACAACGAAGGGTGACTGGTATTATACGGATGGCGCGCATACGCGGCGCATCACCGGCATCAAAGCCGATGAAAGTTCGAATTGGATTACGTTCACGTTGGGTGACGTGTTCGATGGTGTGAAAGTGACGGTGGAATAATGGAAATCGTAGTGCATCAAGGCGAGCAGGCGGATGGCGCGCCATTGGCCGACGATGATGCGGAGGAAAACGTTCTTGACGTGAAAAATCCGGCTCAGGCGACCAACAAGCTCGTGTCCACGTTGAACGAGTATGGCCGGCGACTGCGCGAATTGGAAAAGCCGTCCGGCTCGCAGTTGACTCAGGCGATTCAGCGAGTATTGGACATCAGCGAAAACATCGACCATACCGTGACTGAATCCATCAACCGCAACTCGTATGACCGTGCGACCATCGACCAGAAGTGCAATGCTTGGAATTGGGGCGTATTGCCTCCGGGACGCGGTGGTACGAATACGACGAACGCGTTCAATAACCTGTTTTCGATCGGCTCATGGCGTGCCGTATGGGCATTGTCCGATGGCACGCTGGGCACCGCCCAGTCCAGCCGCAAGGTGAAGCAGGATTTCATTATGCCGGAAATCACGTTGGAGCAGATGCGTGCCGTGGATTGGACGCTCTACCGTTACATTGATGACGTGAATCTGAACGGTGATAGCGCGACCGTCCACTTGGGTATGATTGCCGAAGATTTGGACGATAACGGTTTGGGGCAGTTCGTCGAGTATAATGACGATTATGAGCCGTGCGGCATCAACTATCCGATGCTGGGCGTGTGGGCCATCCATGAGGCCCATCTCGCCCATGACCGTATCGACCGGCTTGAGGAACGTTTGAAAGCGTTGGAAGGAAAGATTGATAATGGCATTGAGGAATAGTCTGTTCGCAGTGTCCGGCAAGGCGTCGTTCTTGGATGCGCGCCGCGACATGAGCGGGCTTTTCGTCTGCAACAATACGACGATGATGCCCATTCCGGGCATTCTCGACCGTTCGCAGGACAATATCGTGACGGGCAACAGTAATTCCATGAGCGTGACAGTGCACCCGTTCAATGCGGTGTTGAACCGTTACGGCGCGTTATTGGTGCAGAACGATGGCAATGCGAACGTGCCACTGTCAGCGGCACCGTCCGCCAATTCGCGTATCGACGTGGTGTACGTGAAGCAGAACGAGACGCGTTCCCCAATGTCGGACGGTTCGGACAATCCGATTTTCGGAGTGGTGAAGGGTGTGGCCGCTGCGACGCCTGTGGCTCCAGTCGTTCCGGATGGCGCTTTGGCTTTGGCTCAAGTGCGGCTTCCGGCTGGCGTGTCGAATACTTCCGCTGGCGGCGTGGTCATCACGCAGACGTATATTGGCGCAGCGTTGAAGGGTGACATGCTGCGAGTGCAGACTTCCACGCAGCGTGACGCTCTGACCACGGTGCCTGAAGGCACGCTGTTGCATAATGTGGCCGATAATTGTGATTATGTCAGAACTCCAAGCGGCAAGTGGGCCAAGACAAGAGACACTATTGCCGTCAGCATACCGTTCACCGTCGATAAGGCGCAGCTTTCCCGCGAATGGGATACGGTCATCGTATCCGGCAGTGTACATTACACTGCGTCGAACCAGCAGAACCATGCTACGGCGAACGAAACCATTCCAGCCGGATGGCGACCCTACGGAGACAACCCTGCCTCCATCTCCTACGGTACCATAGGTGCAGTCAACGCCGGCTGGTGCAATTTCGTGAAGTCGGACGGTCACATCATCATGCTCGGCAACACCAACGCCGTATACTCCGGCATTACCGGAGGATGGCAGTGCAGGGAGTGGAGGGCCTAGCCGATATCGTAGGTGAGGACGGACAATACGAAACGGTTTCCAGTCTGACCGCCATTGTATCCGATTTTCACGTTTCCATCGGAGTAGACGCCCAAAAACGTCGGGAAATAGCCGTTTCCCGTACAAGCATTGATGCCTTGTGGGGTGGCTGGATTGAAGGAACTGTTGTTCACATACGCGACGGTCGCATACGAACCCCAACCGGTCAGGTTGATATCACTGGTCTGAACGTGGATGTGCGCGGTACCATTGGAAGCCCACATGTTCGCGGTATTCTTGTTGAGACGAATGTCACGCCACGGCATATTCCATCCACGCCACCCATCGCCTTTTCTGACATAATCGCAATTATCGGCTAGAATAGTGCCATATGAGCACTGAAGTCACCGTAGCGTTCATCACCGGCATCTGCGCCATCATCGTCGCACTTGTCACATGGACGCAAAACAACAAGACCAACCTGTCCGAAGCCTATCGCCAACTGTCAGAAGCCCAGTTGAACATGCAGCGGGAAATCGACCGTCAGGATGAGAAACTGGCCAAATTCGTCAGCGAGCGCGACAAGCTCCGCTATCAGGATGACTTGAAGACCTCGTACATTCGGGCCGTCGGGCATTGGCTGAGCGAACTCTGCAATGTTCTCGACCCAGAGTTTTTGGAACGGTATCCGAAGCCACGGCTTCCGGACGAGCTTCGAGGTACAATAGAACCGTTGGAAGACGACAATAGTAAGGAGCAGAATATTGTTCACTAAGGATTTTTGGGTTGACACGTTGGAGCGTGCAATCCGCACCGCATGTCAGGCCGCATTGTCGGCTGGCGTGGTTGGCGGTGTCGGCCTGTTCGACGTGGATTGGCAGAATGTCGGCGGTATCGCCTTGGTTGCCGCCATCGCAAGCGTGCTGACGTGCGTCGCGTCGAGCGGCAAGACGGATTCAATCAGTCCGGCTTCTTTCGCAATGTCTGAAAAGGCGAAGGTCACCGGCAAGCATGTTAAGGAGGTTTCCGAATAATGAGGATTGTGGATATCAGCAATTGGAAGGCCGATTGCGACGTTTCCAAGATTGACGCGGATGGCGTCGTGGTCCAGTGCACTTGGGGCGCTGGCGAATGCTCCAACGACCATGGTCTGGTCGACTCCGTGTGGGTTGACGCGGACGCGAAGATTCAGGCCGCTGCGGCCCGCGGCATGGCGGTCGGCTACATGCATTACATTCGTGGCGTGAACGCTTCCGAGGAGGCGTATTTCTTCGCCGAACACACCAAGGGCTATCTTGGCAAGTTCGTGCCGTGTGTCGACTGGGAGAGCGATGATAACGCCGCATGGGGTGACCGCGCCTACTTGGATGAGTTTCTTTACCAGTATATTCGTCTGACTGGCGTGAAGCCGCTCGTGTATGCGCAGCGTTCCGAACTTCCGTTCATCAAGGACATCTGCGGCAAGCATGATTGTGGCATTTGGGAAGCATGCTATGCGTCCATGGATGCGGTCGGCTGGCAGGATGCCGATTCGATTTGGTCGTATGTGGCGTATCCGATGCGCCAGTACACGTCCAACGGTCACATTGACGGCTATGCGGGTTCGCTTGATTTGAACTATTTCGCTGGCGATAAGGCCGCTTGGGATAAGTATGCTGGCGTGGGTGCGAACACTCCGGTGAATCCGGCTCCGGTGCCGGTGGTTTCTCCATCTCCGACTGTGATTGCGACCACGTATGAGGTTGCGGTGGATTCGCTGAACGTGCGCACCGAACCGTCCGTGAAGGGTAATGTCGTGGCCGATTACGTGCGCGGCCAAAAGGTCGTATTGGATGGTTGGGGCACTTATGCCGACGGCTTCCTGTGGGGCCGTTATATGGGCGCTTCTTCGGGCGAGCCGAGGTATATTGCCATCGGCACCGATTCCGGCAGCGAATGGTATTTGACAATGTGCCGCTGACCGGCTATGATTAGGGCTGTTGGAAGTTTTCACCAACAGCCCTCCTTTGGTTTCTCCCTGACCCCCAGCAAGGTTCATGCTGGGGGTTTCTCTTTTAGTCATCCAACATCATGCACAGTATGTCCGCTAGGATTGCCGTCGCCACATATAGGATGAAGATGCGCGTGTCCCATACGTCGCACACCAACATGATGGTTGCGACGAATCCTAGCAGGATGATGGTGCAGATGATGAGTTTCAGGGTTTCCATTAGAACTTCTCGCCCTGCGCTTCCAGCTTCCGCTTTATACGCCACACCTTATGGTCTATCATGCGGCGCAGGTCGCTCGGCTTCAACCCGTAGATTTCAACCAGCAGGTCGAAGCATATCTGCACATCGGCCATTTCCTCATACAGGTTTTCGATAAGCTTGGCGCGGTCAACCGTATTGTTCGGGTCGTATGGGTCGTAGCGTTTGAGCTTGCTGATTGCCTGTATGAGTTCGGCGCATTCCTCCATGCATACGGTGGTCTGCTTGTCCTTGCCGTATCGTGCAATGCTTCGCATTTTCACCGTGTCCGCCTGTTCTGGGCTGAGATGGTATGTCATGCTGTCACGCCAGTCTTGTTCAACGGCCACCGCGCAACCTCCAACATTTCGTACAGTACCCGCCGAACAGGTACATTTCTTTCATGGTGAGTTTTTTTAGGCAATGCCGACATAGAGTCGGGTCGAGGTGTGCCAGTGCTCTAATAACACTCATCTGGGTACTCCAATCCTTCCTGTCTGTTCTCGTCCGTCAACGCCGAGTCGATGTCCTGCTTGCAGTCTTCGCACAGCATTTCTGGATACCAGTCCTTCAACGTCATGTAGCATCCGCAGTTCAGGCATTGGCGCGGTAGTCTGTCACCCACATCACACCTCCACCGCTGGCTGCGGCGCATGCTGGTTCTGATAGTGGCCGACCATGCCGTACGGTTTCACCGCCGCAGCGTTCAGATATTCGAATGACACTTGGCCGATTCTCATGCCGGGTTTCAGCATGATGGGGAAGCTGTTTTCGTTTTTCAGTTCGACGGTGATGGTGCCGACGAATCCGGCGTCGATGAATCCTGCGGTCACATGCGTGCAGAGTCCGAGCCTGCCGAGGCTGCTTTTTCCGTCGAACCGTGCCATCATATTGTCAGGGAGGCTGATTTTCTCGACGGTCGCGCCTAGGACGAACTGTCCGGGTTGGAGCATGTAGTGTCCGTCGATTTTGATGGGCTTGGTGCGGACGCCGTGCAGCGTGTGGTCGCCGCCGTCCGCATAACAATAACAGTCTTCCACGTCCGATGTGAAGATGATGATAGTGTCCTGCAAGGTCACGTCATACGAGTTGGGGTTCAACTGTTTTTCCGTGTATGGCAGGATGAGGTCTTGGTGGTCTACGCACTGTTCGACGGTAATGTCGTTCAGCATTTATTCTCCTTACTCGTTCGGATTGCAAAGATGTTGCAGTACTTCATCGTCGCTTATCGGTTTAATTTCGTACAGGTACATTTCATAGTCGGATGGGCATTTCGCTTTCGCTTCGATGGGGAACCGTTCCTTGAGTTCCTGTGCGGTCATGCCGGTAAGCTTTGCGAACATACTCCATGTCCAACTGCCGTTCTCCCAGCCACCGAATGTGGTTTCCGAAAGAATGATGGCGTTGCCGAGGTGTTTTCCGGTTGTGGCGTCAATGAAGAGGAAGACAACCGTATCGTATGGCGATGCGCGGTTGCAGAGTTCGAACTGGCTTTCCCCTGATTCTATTCTTTGCCATTCTTCGCGTGTTGCCTTCAGCAGTACCACGCTACGGATGACGTTAATCATTCTTCTTCCTTTCCTGCATGAACGCGAGCGCCATTGCAAGGTAGGCGATGGCGTCCATATACGAGTCTTCCTTGGTCGGGTCGAATTTGATGCGTTCGATTTTCAGTTCGGCCATCATGATTGCCACATCCGTTTCGCCATCCTCCCTTTCGAACCATCGCCGCCCGATGCGTCGGCACATGGTCTGCGGGTTGCCGTATTCTTCGGCCTTGTCGCCTACGAGCATCTGCCCGACATCGTCGAAGTTGTCGATGATGCGCTGGTAGATTCGCACAGTGGACGGTTGAAGCGTTCCCATGTCGATGGCAGTGGTGCCCACGTCCTTACCGAGCGCCTTATTGACGTTTCTCATTGTCTCATCCCAATTGTTTTTCGGTTTTGATGATGTCATCTAGGGTTTTCCTTCCTTCTATCACGTCCATGACCTTGCGGTTCCACGGTGTGTCCGGCACGAGGATGCGTTGTTGTCCCTGATAGGGGCTGCCGCGTCGTACCAGTCTTCGGTTGGCCTGCTCCCAGTCGGCGTATGTCCATGGGAGGTCGAGCCATATCTGGTCTTTGATGAGATGCTGCAAACCGTCCACGCCAGTACCCATGGACTGCGGGTTGGCGACTATGAGCCGGTATCCTGCGCATTCTTGGGCGGTCATGGCGAGGAATGTTTTCGCATCGGTGCATGGCGTCCAAGTGCGGTAGATTTCGTCTCTCACCGCTTTGAACCGTGTCCATACGAGCAGCGGCGTCTGGTCTTCGCGTCTCTTGGCTTCATTATAGACGGTTTTGAGCTTGGACACGCCGAACCAGTATGATTCGCTGCGGTCTTCGGTTTTGTAGGCGAATCCGTCGTCGAGTTGGGCAAGTTTGACGGCTGCGGCGCTCGCGCTTGCCGCATACACGTCTTCAGCCAATTGGTGGGTGTTCGTCCATTGTTCGAGCGCCATATCCTCCTGTTCGGTTTTCGGGCTTGGCAGCCATTCCACTTGTGGTAGAGGGTTGCCGCCGCGTCGGATGTCCAGCACGAGTTTTTGGAGTTGCTTGCACGCCTGTTCGACCATGGGCTCGGAGTACGTGTATTTGACCACGAGACGCCCTTGTATGTTCATCGTGTGTGGTTTACCGTACCGTACTCTGAAAGCTCCTAGAGTGCGCCAAGAATCGCCTAATAGGGCCATCCTATCTTTGGCGTGCGGATACATGACCACGGTCTGCCCGTACAGGTCTTCCAAATCCTTCGGAGCGGGCGTGCCCGTCAGCATCAACACGTTCTCTGCAAGGTCGCTGATACCCTTCACAACCTTGGAACGTCCGCTCCTAGGATTCTTCACCATGTGGCTTTCATCCACAATGAGGCTGAAACCGTCAGGCACTTCGCCCAGCTTTCCGGCCATGTTGTAGGACACTACGAGATAGCGGTAGTCTTCCGTCCAGCCATGCTTGCGGTAGTCTTCGATGGTCATGGCCTTGCCATGCGACCATTGGCTGATTTGCGGTAGCCATGCGGTTTTCACGACGCTTGCCGGACAGATGACGAGAATATGTTCAGCGTCATCCAGCAAATCCATGCTGCGCTTCGTTTTGCCGGTTCCTGCCTCGTCGAAGATGAAAGCCCTCACTGCTGTTCCTTCCCATGCTCGGCTTCCCATGCGACTATGCGCTCGCGTCCTTCGGGCGTTTTACGCCAGTTGCGCCAAGTCTGATAGCTGACGCCATGCTCCTCACGGAATTTCTTCTGCCATTTGCGGCAGGCGGCTTGGGTTTCCTCGCGATGCTGTTTCCGGTATCGCACCCAATAGTCGAGCATCTTCTCGTGGTTTTCGTTCACCCATTTTTTCTTCAGCTTCCGCTTGTGCGCCGCTTTTTCAGGCGTCATGTCGGCGTAGCGGGTGACTGTCTTCTTCTTTCTGGCTGGGGGCATCGGCTTGGGCTGGCGCATCTTCTCAACGTCAGCCCAAGCGTCGCCGTCAAGCCATTCGGATACGTCACCCTTCATCGTTCTTGTGGTTGATGAGGTCGATGATGCCTTTGACCGCGCCGATGAGGATAAGGATGACCCCCGTGATTCCAAGCACGGATAGGACGGTGACGAGGATGTATAGGCAGTTCATCATGAGTTCATGCATTTTTCTTCTCCTTTACTACGCTGAGTCGAGTGGTTGTCGAGGTTTTCTGGAATGAGGTCAGGTCTGCTGGGTGTTTGCTGAAGTACGCCTTGTAGTCGGTGGTGGTGCGAGTGGTTTCCGCCAGTCTTGCGACATGTCCGGAGCATGCGACGCGCTCGCCGGGGTGTTCTTCCAGCCATGCGGTGAGCCGCTCTTTCAACGTCTCGTACTGGTCTTTCGCTTCCAACAGTTCGGCCAACAGTCGTTGTCCGTCATTATCCGTTGGCTGTGCCGCGCGCTCGTATTCGGTCGCATACCGTTCCAGTTCGCTCGCATCCATCACGTCTGGAATGATTACGATGTCGAGCGTTTCCTTGATTCGTTCGGTGATGTATTCGGCGTTCATCGTTTCCCATGACGGGGGGCGCTGCGCGTAGATGATTTCCGCACGCTCCGTGCCCATCATGCGGGCTTCTATCTGCGCTTGGGCTGAATACTGTCTGCGCTGTTCCGTGTTGAGGAATGCGTAGGATGGTTTGCTTCCGGTCTTCACTTCGACGGTGTGCACGATTCCATCATGGTCGCGGTAGGCTGCGTCCAAGGAGACGTGCAGCCGTCCGTTCGTGTAGAAGCTGTTGTCGTACCATGCGAGCTGTCCGTTTTTCAACTCATTGACGGGAGTGTTCTTGCCGACTACGGTCAGTTGGAGATGTTCTGCATACAGTTTGACGAGCATGGGTTCCCAAATGCTGCCGAACTGCAATGCCGACTGCACTGCCGGAATATCTGGCGGGGGGGATGGTAATTGTCCGGTGGCGATGAAATGCGCGAGACTGGATGCGCCTATCGTTTCCTTGCGGGCTTCGAGCCATGTTTCACGGTCTTCGAAGATTCGGTATGTCAGATTTCCTTCGTCCATTTCATTCTCCCTTCAGAATCGACGATGAGGATGTCGTGGTAGACGTTCGTCATGTTTACCCAGTTTTTGTACAACAGTATGGTGTCTACGGCTTTCTTGCCGTATAGGAGCATGACGTTCGCGTTATGTTCGGCGAGCGCCTTGAGTTCGCGGCACTGGTCGGGGCTTGGCTTGCCTACGGTGCGTTTCAGTTCGATGAACCATACGTTGCCGAGGGGGTCTACAGCGGTCACGTCTGGGAATCCGTTGCGTGAGCGTCCTTCGGTTTTCTGCACATACCATCCTTGCCGTTCCAAGATTTTGATGAGACGGTTTTGGATGGCTGACTCCAATGGTTCCTGTCTTTGGTTATTCAGTTTCGGCATTGGTGTTCTCCTTGATGCTGACGGCGCTGACCCATACGGCAAACGTGCCATCCGGCTTGCGGCGTGTCACCGCGGCGTATTCTACCGTCGGTTCGGTCCATGCGAGTAGACGCTTACGGACATGGTAGGCGGTGGCGTTCGCGACGTTGCGTTTCTTGTAGGAGTGGTATTCCGCCCATTTGCCGAGATTGTTTTTGAGTGCCGTGTTGAACGCGGTGCTTTTCCGAACATTGGCGGGGGGGGTGTTTAGGAATTTCGTCATTCGTTGTCCTCTGGTTTGAAATACGCGGGCATGATTGATTTTGGTAGGATTCTGCCTTCGCGCTCCAACCGTTTCGCATGTGGGAACAGCCAGCCGCGTGACACTCCGAGTGCTTTCGCGGCTTGGCTGATACTCATGCAGGTGGTGAGCGCGTCAATCAGCGTGTCGTCACTGTAGTGGATTGGCGCGTTCATGGCTGGCTAGAACTCCGGTTCCGGTTCACCGGCACCTTCGTCTTCAATGGTCAGCTGGGTGTATGCGCTGAACTTGTGTGGGGCGGGGGTGTTGTTCTTTTCGATTCGCAGCAGTTGCGCGCCGGTCAGGAAGTAGGTGAGGCGTCCTTCCTTCGTGCTGCCGATTTTGAATGCGACATTGGCGAGCGTGCCGTCGCCCGGCTCTTCGGCCAGTTCCACATCATTGGCGTTCTGGTCTACGATGCTGGGCTTCCACTTGGACGAAAGGTTGATAAGCCACTTGCCGCGCTGCGGCTGGGTTCCATCCTTGAGGGTGATTGAATCGCCATCCTTGTAGCGGAGGTTGTCACCGTTGGCGCGCACGCCCAACTGTTTCGCCGACGCCACGAGTTCCTTATGCACGTCCCCGTTCTTCGGGAACGCGAGCTGCAACTGGTAGCTTGGTTCGATTCCGCGCTGTTTCGCCGAGTCGGACTGGTATTTGTTCATGAGGTGGACGAATCGGATTTCGCCTACCGCTTCGATTTCGAGCATGTCGTTTGCCATTGTTTTTCCTTTCAGTTGAATTCTTCAGTGAGGGACGGGTGTGGGAGGGGGGTGGTGGCTTTTCCGTCATCATCCATTACAGTGGTGAGTCCGAGCAGATGGATGAGGCCGTAGCGTCGATAGTAGGTTTCGAAACTGCCCACCTGTTGCGCTGCCGCAGCCGGATACGTGTAGCTGCTGCTTACCGCCTCACCGTGCTTCACCATGTCCATGAGGTTTTCACTCTCATGCGCGGTCTCGTAGACTGCGACGGTGAGCGTGTTGTAGACGGTTGGCATGTCCGTGTCGGCTCCGATGATTTCGCTTGCGCTTACCGCGGTCCAGCCCAAACCGTTTTCCACCATGCTTGCCTTGACGAGCTGCCAAATGTCATTCAGTGTGGCGTACTTGTAGCCGTATCCTTCGGTGGTGCGTCTCACCGCTTCCACCGACTGCTGCACGGCTGCTATCCGACTGAGCACGTCGTCGTGGCGTTTTTCATTTGTCATTGTTCCTCCTTTTTTCGAGTTCGTTTTGAATAAGCGTTTCGTCTACCGCGAGCCGGTATGCGCGTTGCACGATGTCGTCGAAATCCTGTTGCGTGTGCGGGGTGTGTTCGCTGAGCGCTAGTCCGGCTATGGTTGCATATTTTTCGTCTGTTGGGTTGGCCTCATAGTCGTCTATGCGACTCTGCCATACGTTGTATCGTCCTTGCAGCCATGCTGTGAGTGCGTTCATGTAGTCTCGTGGCGTGTATGGGAGTGCGATATCAAGTGCGACAATGACGCCTACCGCGTCTGCCCCGGCGTTGAGCGCCACGTCGGATACGCAAGCCAAATATGTCACAGCCTTATTGCGGAAATATTCTAACTGGCTCATTGTTTACCTCATTTCTTTGGTTTCGTTTATTATTATATCAGGGCGTGCCTTGCGACACGCCCGAAAATCTATCAGACGTTCCAAAACATATTGGAAACCCATACGCCACGACTGTATTCAATCGGCTCACCCTCCAGCCATTTGAGGCAACCATGCGGGGTGATGAGAGCCACTACACCCTGACCGTCGAACACGCTATTATCGTATCCGCTGTTGACCCACGCTTCAACCATGTTGCGAGAGTCTGAAGCGTACGGCCCGTCTTCAAAAAGGTAGGCGATACCGTCATGCGCGACATACCCCCTGTCAGTGCGGAACGGGTGACAGTTGCGCGGTTCGACCACCCCACGCGTGGCGAGACGGAAGTGAATCAGGCATGGAGCGTGCCTAAGCTGCTCCCAATGGCTGAAAATGAAGCCCACCACCTTCAGCGGGTCAACGTTCTTAAACACCCTCAGGCGCTCACCGTCCCACCAACTGACCCCGCCACCGTCCGGGTTCGCCTCACTCATGGCGAGAATGTCATACGGTTCCGGCATTGCGCCGGGCACTGCGGTTACGATTACACACATTGGTTTTTCCTCTTTCTAACAGTGGGGGCGGGACGCTCCCGCCCCCGATGATCGGTTGTCAGGCGTTGGCGATATTCTCGCGAATCTGCGCGTAGCGCGCGCGCGGAGCGTGTCGCCATGGCTCGCACGCGCACGACGTGAAGCCCTCACGTTCTTTTCGACATTGCGGCGCATTTCAGCGGCGCGCTCCTTGCGCTCACGCTCCTCTTCGGCCTTACGGGCGGCTGCGGCACAGCGTGCCGCGTCAAGCCGATCTGCAAGGGTGGGCTGCGGCGCATCAACCACATTGTCAGCCATACATGAGGCATACCGTTCGACAACATCCGCCCCAACGGTGCCGCGGGGGTGCTTTTCGAAAAACCGCCACATGGCGCGAATCCACTTGACCGCCGGCTCAAGCTTGGCGGCGCTACCCTCATACCAGCAGTCGAACGTACGCAGCTCGATGGTGTCAACGTGTTCGTCATTCACTGCAGTGTGTTTGCCGCTGTACTCGCTTAAGTTCACACCAATAGTCGTCGGACATGTGAGGCGCTCGCACTGTGTTCCATCCAGTCCACGCAGCGCCCAATACCAACGGCTAGCGCACTGGTTGGGGGGGGTGCGTGGATGTGACCGCCCGCATCATCACCGTGGTCGGGGATGCGTTCGATAAGCTCACGTAGTGCCGGGAGTTTGGGTATATCGAGGATATTGGTTTGCAGTTCGACGCCGCCTGACCCCAATGATGGGTCATTGTCCCAGCCGGCAATAAGGTTCGATTCCGCAATGTCTTTTGCAAAGTCGATTTCCACGCCGAAAGTGAACTGGTCACCGTCGCCGAAGGCGTACGGGTAGGTGTGCTCGGCTTCCATTGGTGACCTGAGAAGTTCGTCACCGCGGTGACGCGGGCAGTAGTAGCGATCGCCTTCGTAAGTTCCCCCACACGTTTCGCAGATGATTGCGTCGCAACCATAGTAGACGCTGCTTGGGTCGATGGGCGTTCCGCATTGCGCGCACCATGCGGTTTCGTCTTCAAAATCCGTGTCGTCGTAGACGCGGCGCATTTCACCGTCCTGAGTGCGGACGTAGAATTCATCGCCGATTGCGACACACTCGGCGGTGCCGTCCGGCCACCTGTTGCAGTATGTCCTGAAAAGGTATTGCGGTGTGCCGCTGCGGTCTATCCACTCGGTGTACGGTTCACCGCCAAGGATTGCGATTCTGTCAGCCATTGTTACCACTTCCTTAATAGATTTTTCGTGCCCTTGCGGGACTTGCACCCGCATGTATGCTGTCAGGGCTGGATGGTCAGGACGTCGATGATTCGTAGCGTTTCGGCGTCCGTCGCGTCCTTTGCGGTTATCGCGGTGACGGTTGGCGTGTCGATGTGGACACCGTGATTGGCGAGCGGCACCAATCGTACCGTGATATCCTCTTTGGTTGCCGTTGAATGTTTCCTTTTGCATTGCTGCCTCCTCTTGTTTCCTATGGTTTTAATACCTGTTGTCAACCCCGGCGTGTCGCATTTCGCAATCACGCCGGGATGGTGTCATAGCTCGGCCATGGTGAACGTCTTGCGGCATACCGGCTCACGTACGGCCCCGTCGATCTGCCGTCCATCCTTGACGGCCTTGCGCAGCCACGGTAGGGTGATGCCACGGAAAACGTCATCCGTCTGTGCAAGGAATTCCTTGACGTGGCGCAATGTCGTGGCGCTCAGCGGTCCCATGGCTACCTTGACCTCATAGGTCTCGGGCATTACGCCCCATGCGCTTGTCGGCTTGACCGTCGCCACTGTGGAGCCGTAGGACTTGAGCACGTATTGCATGCCGTTCTCGGTGTCCCACAGCTGTATTGCGGCCTTGCCGTAGAAGGACTTGCGCCCGTCATGCTGCGGCTTGAGTTCGATTGTGTTTATGTATTCACTCATTTCAATCACTTCCTTGTTTTTTGGTTTATGCTTTTAATATACTGTACTTGTTTGTTATTGTCAAGTCGGCGTGTCGCAGTTGGTGGGACGGCTCGTTGAGGGTGCCGCCCGGCTGCGGTCAGGCGATGTCCGCCCAGCTGCCCTCAAGGCCGGCGTACCCCTTTGGGTCGTCGGTGACGGTCAGTGGCGTGAGTTCCCCGTCGCGGTAGGCGTAGACCTCCCCGGCTGAGGTGACGAACACCCCCTCACCGTCCTTGACGTATCCCTTGCCGCTCAGTGTCTTATGCATTTTGTCCTCCTTGGTTGATGCTTATAATATACCGGACGTGACACAGCACGTCAAGTCGCGTGTCGTGAGAATGGCCCCCACCACCAGCCGAACCCAGAAGCCGTGAACCCACTCAATACATTGACACACTTAACGCATATCATCGGTTAACACACCTAACAGATGAACCCAGTTAATAGACGTCCAACGAGAACGATTCTCCCAACACGCCGACCTGACATGCTATGTCAAATGCGTGTATAATAAAAACATCAACCAAGGAGGAAAACGAAACGGACATCAACATCACCCCAACCGCCAAGGACGTCGCCGACATCATCGCCAAGACAGTACAGGAGGAAACAAGCCTCAGGTGCGAAGCATACGCCGACGACCACGGCAAAGCCGTAATCATCACCGACTACACCCA